TATTTGAATAGTATATAGACCAAGGCTTACAGCCTGGCCCTAATTAAAAATGCCTTTTTGATAAATTTTCTAGTTTTCACGAAACCCCTATTTTTATAGCACCTTCAATTTTATACGCCATAATATTTGACTGTACAAAAACTCTGATTTAGAAGATAATAATCTTCTAACGGGAGAAAACTATGCTTATTGACGCAGAGGATTTTGATTTATTGACGACTACTAGCTGCAAATGGCGCGATAATTTTGATGAATCGGTCAAAAACGGTCGATTTGACACACTCAAATTAGATGAGTTAATCAATTTGACGTATGAAAATGCTTATTGGATCGAAACTGCAGCAGGGCTCGTGCTCTGTAAAGCGTATCTGAAATCAATCGGACGACGGTTCCAGGTCATTTTAGACGGTACTCAATTCGTCATATTGACTGGCTACTCTGGAGGTGGCGTCGGATGAATCCTATAAAACGTCTGCGCTTAGATCTAGGGATCACACAATTGGCCTTCGGGCGACTTCTAGGACTCTCAGAAAGTAAAGTATCGAAGTTAGAGACGGGACGCGTAGAAGCCGATTCTGAGCTCCTGGCGAAGATCGAAGAGTTGAGGTTAAAATGGCAGGGATAGTCGATGAGCGAAATCTGATCAGACAAAAAATTGTGAGCATGGTCAAAGCAGCGGAGCTGCGAGCGGGATCGAGGTCTGAATTGGCAAGGGTGCTTAATGTCAGGCCGCAAACGGTTCACTCTTGGCTTAACTCGTCAGCTCCGGACGATGCGAATCTTTTAAGACTAGAGGAGTTTTTAGATGATGACTAAGGAAATTTTACGGCAGTTTTGCAAAAGTCTAGTGTCGCTCGGTTATGAGACGAAATTTAGCAGTTGGCCTGATATATTTAACGACAATTATCCTCAGGAATATTTGTCAGTAAAGCTAGATTCAGAATTCCATATTAATTTTACGTGCAAAATTTATTACTCAGGGTTGAACGATCTCGACGAAAAAGTGACTTTATATCGTATTGCTGAGCAGCATCCAATGATGGTTGATGAAACAAGAAGTCAATGGGGAACAGCGAGGACGGTAATTATTAAAAGGTCACGATTAGAAATTTCTTTATTAGAAACAGAAAAAGAAATCGTGTGTAATTGGTTAGCTGATAATTTTTTATCGATCAAGGTACTCCCTGAATGGATGCGGCCAGGTCGTCCTTGGGAGGATAAAATAGGGACTATGCTTGAATACGCTTGGACGAAAGACGCTACGGAACAGATGAGTCAATTGGAGAAAAGGATTAAAAGATGAATGAGCAGGACAGAAATCGATTGGAACAGATAGCTAAGACAACATGTGAGTATCTTGAGCACGAGGGACATAATCGTTTAAGCGGTTTTTTAAAGAAAGCCGACTTAGAATTTATAGATGATGAGTGCTTTGGCTACGGCGGTGTATTAGTTCGGTTTCCTTTAGCGGAGACGATTCAGTGGGGGCACTTTATCGGAAGAGTCAAAAATGGCATTTCATCGCTGCTTAAGGAACGTATGCTACACGTATATTAGAACTCAGAACGGGATAGTGCCTTTCGAGAAAATTGAAATAAGTTTCGCGTTAAAACTGTCTGATCCTACAGAGAATTGGCGATCAACATGATTAAAATTTTAAATCTTCACGGAGTCATTGCTATGACTAGCATGAAACGCTACAGGTTATGATTAAAAATCTTACTAAGATTAGAGCCGGAGCAGATCTTTTAGATAAAATAAAAAACTATCATGAACAAGCAAATAGAGAAAAATATGAAATATAAAATCGAAGGCGGTTGTGCTGGCTGGGTTATCGATGTGAGGTTTATACCTGGATTAAAAACAAAAGCTGTCGCGTCGGGGACTGGTTCAGGTAACGGTTATTTCATAGTTTTCAAGGGCGAACTGCTTGGCGATACATGGCATTTTAAGAGTGAGGCAGATAGTTTTACTTGCGATCGAGAGTTTAACTGTGGAACGTATTATGATTCTGCGACGGCGACGACTTTGGAGATTAAATTTAGGTGAATAAATTTATCGAGTTTACCGAGTTTTATACCAACACGAAAATGTCTATAGATGTTAGTTCTATTATTTCTGTCATGCAGCCAGTAAATAGCGGGACTAGATTGTCTACTGCGTTTTATAAATATGAGGTCATCGAGAGTTATCAAGAGGTTTTAGACATGATTGATAATCATGTCAAGCGGAACAGGTGGCAATAAAAATGACTGACAGATATATAATCACGTTTGATGACTATCAAGAATTGGTACGAGCTTCGCTTGAATATGCGATAAACCCAAATTTGAATATGCAGGAAGAAGTTTCAAAACTAGCTCAAAGATTCTTACGCAAAAGAGTGCCTCATAATGCTCGTGGTTTTTTTGTGATGGATGACAGATTGAATATAAAATGCGTGGAGTTCCCGAAATGACTAACAAGCAAATAGACCTGCTTCTTAAAGATTGCATATCGACACTGAGCGATTATTCTGAGCACAGTCCATCAGATCACGTAGAAATTCTTACATGCCTTTCTTCAATTACAATTTTCCTGGCTGAAATCGCCAAACGGTTGCCGGAGGTAAAGAATGACTGAAAGAGAGCTTGTTTTATATTTGTTCTATTTATTTGCTTTCATCATGATAATTTCTGGGAGTTTGAACATATATTTTTTGGGGCGAATCATATTGGAAGATTGGAAAAGGCGGAAAAATGATTGACATAACGAAAAAATATCAGACCAGGGACGGCGTGGCAGTAAGAATACTTTGCACCGATGGGCCAGGCGCAGACTATCCTGTCATCGGTTTTGTTGAAGGAAACCGCACGACATTTGAGTGGAATAGAGAGGGAAAATACTACCCAGATAAAGATCTTAATTCGGGAAAAGATCTAATAGAAGTAAGAGAAAAGCTGGTCGTCAAGGCTTGGATTAATATAATTAGAGTAAATGATTTTCCTCATATATATGTACATCTCACCGAAATTCTGGCTAAGACTCAGGCTGAGAAATATCGCGACACAGTCTTACTTGAAGCCGAGCCATACGTGAGAGAATTATGAGCCTAGTCGCAAAGAGGAACGCTGTAAGAGAAAAAATTAGAGCGAATATTTTAGAGTGCATAAAAAAAGAAGGAGGGAAAGCACAGCTTGCTCGGCGACTGCAGACGACTCCGACGAACATAGCAAGGTGGGCGAAGGGCACGAAGATGACCGAGAGATCCCTCTTACGGTTCTCCCCAGATTTTTCGCGGTTATGCGACGAGATCCATGCTCTAGTTTTAGAGGCGGTTAAAAGGGCTGGCTCACATATTAAATTATCGAGAGCTCTTGGTGTGAGCGACGAGACGGTTTATTGCTGGGTGGTGAGAATCGCACAGCCGTCTGATATTAATTTAGATAAATTGGAGTCATATCTTGAATCTTGACGAAGATCGTGTCATAGCAATTCTGAAGCATGAAGGCGAATATATATTTGTGCGTACAGTCTCGATCCCTGAGATGCGGAAAGCACTCAGAAAATATCCTCCTGAAGCTCTCTTAGAGCTCTGGAGAGGTCAACGCTTGAAGCTCAAGCAACTCCCATCTTAGTTCTCGATTAATTCTTCTTTGCATCAAATACTCTGCAAAATAATGGCGGGATTCATCGAGATCGACCAGCAGACTTAGACTCTCACCAAGCCGCGCTCGAGCGGCTCTTAAAGCCGAGAGAGCTTCATGATCGTTTTCTGAATCGGTTAACGCTAACAGTCTTCTTAATTTTTCCATTGATAAAACCTCTATTAAAATAGCAAAATATATTTTATAATAAATTAACAAATATTTATAGAGGCAAAAAAATGAATGCAGCTAATTTACGCAGAATTTTTGGTTCTAGGCTGTTTATTTGGCAGCCTAGCGGCTATTTTATCGTTGGGATTTTAGATCGAGATGGGCCAGGTTATACTGTAATTAAAGCTTTTAAGTCAAATCGACCTGACAATTTCAGGCCGACGGTTGGGCTCGGAGAATATCAGTATGTCAATGTTGAGCGCAATGAGTTAACTCTTGAGCTCGCAGAATAACTAGCCTCGCCTCGGCGCATTCCGCGCCGGTCAATGCGGTCATTATTTCATCGGTTTTCTTCAATAAATCCAATAGCATAGCGTCATCCATGATTTGCCTCTGATTTTAGTTATTATTTTAATCTATTAATACAATAGCTTAAAAAATGGGTAAAATAAAGCAAATAATTATTTAAGTTTTTGAGAAAATAGCCGATAAGATCTATTATAAGGAGGTTATATGGACACTTATTTGATCGATAAAAAAGTTTTTATGAGGGAGTTAATGGCGGAATTTACGGCATCTGTGCTCGACTCAATCGAGGAAGGTCAAGACGCAAATTTTGAAGATCATTTTGACTTCATCAAATCATGTTTAGAAACATTCATCGAAAGGTAATGAACTATGTACACGTTATCGAAAAAAGGCGCAGAGTGGGAAATCGCAAACGGTTCAGGCTTGAAAGTAGTCGTCGAAAAATTATCGGATATTGATCGAGCTATTTTTCTGCTCGATTTCAAATCTGAGGCGAAAAAAGAAGGATCTAGGCGAGATGTCGTCAAGTCGATTTTGACTCAGGAACCGATGACGGTTAAGCAAATTATCGAAAAAATTGGCGGCGTGAAAAAAGAAGAGGAAAAATTCTTCTCTTCTATTTTGAGTATTTTGGCAGGTAAAAAAATCATTAAACGTAAAAAAAATGCTGACGGTATTTTTGAATATACGGCGAAAAAATGAGAATGATCAGCATGGACGCTGGTTCCAATATAGTATTTCACTCTTTATCTTCTTTTTATCACCGGAATTATTTAGCCCAGAAGCCTTGTCAATTTCGTACACCTGCTTAAACCTTGCGTCGCTAATATTGTATTCTGAAATATAAACCGGAAAATTACGCGACGATGCCCAGTCGAAAAACTCTTTATGATTGAAACTGTTTTGGTAATCCGCTGTTTCAGCGTAGGGGATATCGCAATACACAACTGAGTTAGGTAGGATCTCGACCTTGCGGTAATCGCCTGAATAAAACGACAACCGCTCCAACTGCTCCAACCGCTCCAACCGCTCCAACTGCTCCAACCGCTCCAACTGCTCCAACCGCTTCAACTGCTCCAACTGCTGCAACTGCTCCAACTGCTGCAACTGCTCCAAGTCTCCTCTCTTCATCCCTTTAGACATAAAGATAACTTTTTGCCGAAAAAATAACCTTTTTTGTTTTATGGTTCTTACAAAAGATGGCCATCTGTCAAAACCTAAAATGCTAATAGCGAAAGCGTCAAATTCGCCGAATATCACGGCCTGATGCGCTGATCTTTTTTCCGCTTCTATGTCCTTGCCAAACAGATAGTTTTTTTGATTATTCCCAAAACTCCATAGGCACCGAATATAAGCATCGCTGTCTTTTTTTAAATTGAATTCATCACGCGATACCCACGGCGGCTGAAATACATCGCAATTAAATTCGCCTTTGATAGCACGCTTGACGAGATCGACTACATCGCTTTTGATTTCATTGTAATGAAAATGCGAATACTTATGACTAAACCGCTTGAGCACGCAGTGCGTCATCGAAAAGCCGCCGCCGAATAGATCATAAAAGTGCGTGGCCTTCGGTAGCATCATGCAAATGCTAGGCGCGATCTTAGCCTTGGAGCCCATGTACGGAACGCCAAATTCACTCATATTTTAACCTTATATCCGCGATCGTTCATCTCTTGAAATAGCTCGTCAAGGTCATCCATGCTCGCGCATTCCACATGCAGAACGAGCTTTTTCTCGGTTTCTGCTTTGTCCTCTTCGTCTGGCAGGTCAGGCTTAAAATCTTTTTCCTCTGGCAAGAAATCCATAAATTCTAAATCAAATTTCTCATCCATCTCAAATAAATCACCGAGCTCTTCATTCAAAAGAGTTACGTCCCACTCACTTCTATTACTCGTGCGGTTGTCCATGATTCTGTATGCACGCACTTGTGCCGGAGTAAGCGTCGATGCGACATGCACTGGAACATTTGCTAGGCCAATTTCCTTGGCAGCAAGCAATCTTGTATGGCCAACGATCAGGACCATGTTAGAATCAACGACGAGCGGCTGACGGAAGCCGAATTCGCGGAGAGACTTGACGACCTCGGGAACGGCTTTCTCGTTCTTTCGTGGGTTCTTCTTATACGGTTTGATATCTCCGATTGGCATGTTAACTATTTCCACAGGGACTCCTAGGTAAAATGTATGGCCAAAAAAAAGGTAAAGGAAGTCACGCGAGGAAGCAAGGAAGTAAAACGAATTCGAGATCTTGATAAGGTTCAAGAGACAATAAATTCTGATGAAATAAAAAATGCTGGTGATCTAGTTCCTGAAGGTCGTTATCAAAAAATATTATATGATTGGGATCATGAAGACGTTCGCAAAATAACTCAAATGGCAAAGATAGGCTTAAAATATGCACAGATCGCAGCGATTATGGACTGCACTCTGTCTATCTTTGATCGAAGAATAGCTGATGACAAAATGAACTTTGAAGCTGGTATTAAAGAGGAATATAACCTCTATGCCATTCTGGAAAAAGCTAGAGCGAGTGGTGAGGGGGCTATAGCCCGCACCTGCTATGAGGTTGCGCTCGAACAGAAACATCCGACGATGTTAATTTGGTTATCGAAAGTTAGACTCGGATGGAGAGAGACTGTCGATGTAGCTGCTAAGGTCGAGCACACCATTGTATATGAAACACAGCTTGTAAACGGTGTTATCAATCAAGATATGAAGCAATTAAATTCAGATAAAATCATCGATGCAATGATCGAAGAAGTAGTTGAGGAAGCATGTCCGAAACAAGAGTAAGGCTGAAAGTCGCGACTGAACCGCATTCCACGAAGCAAGCCTTGATCATGAATTCATTTTTTATTCCTGGCTTAATGGAGATGTGGGTAGCTTGCGGGAGCAAGTTCGGGAAGGCGCAGCACATTGATACACCAATACCAACACCAGATGGATGGCGGGTTTTAGACAATATTAAAGAAGGTGATTTTGTATTTAATGAACATGGGAAACCAACATTAGTCGAGTATGTTACCGACACGATGTATGATCATAAATGTTATGAAGTTGTTTTTTCTGACGGAAATAAGGTTATTGCAGACGCAGAGCACCTTTGGGTGACCACGACGCATAACGCTAGAAAAAATATTGCTCGCTGCAAGATAACAAAATATAAGCCTGAAACAGTTACCACTGAGTATATTAAAGATACACTATTGCATGACCAAGGTGATGGAAGACTTAGGCCTAATCACTCAATCCCCTGCGTCACTGCACCGCTTCAATTCAAAGAAAAAAATCTAACGGTTAATCCTTACGTTCTGGGATTTTGGCTCGGTGACGGCAGCACATCCAGTGGTCGAATGACTTCAGGAGATAAGAGCATGGCGGACTCTATTAGTGCTGAAGGATATCCAGCCAAGTTTACCGAATGCGGTAAAAAGCAAACCATTAATGTTATCGGTCTTATGAAAGATTTAAGATCAATTGGGGTTTTAAATAATAAGCATGTACCAAATAACTATCTGACAGCCTCTCCAGATCAAAGAATGGCTTTATTACAAGGGTTAATGGACTCAGACGGGACGATAGATTCTAGAGGTCATTGTTGCTTTGATAACACTAATTTAAGTTTAGCCGATGCTGTTGAATCATTAGCAGTATCATTTGGTATAAAGGTAAATAGAGCTTCTAGAATAGGCAAGCTTTATGGAGTTGAGAAAAAACTCTGCTACAGAGTGTGGTTTACTACTGATCTTCCTGTTTTTAGATTAAAGCGCCAACTCGAAAGGTTGAGGCCTATAGCAGAAAAAGCAAAGAGGCGTTATATAGTAGAGGTCAATGAAGTAGCAAGCGTTCCTGTTAAATGCATAAGAGTTTCTAATCCAACTCATTTATTTTTATGTGGAAAAGGCTGCATCCCAACTCACAACACTTTCGCTGCAAGCACGGCGTTAAGTTTGGCATTCCCCATTAGAAAACAAGCCCTATTCAGATGGATAGCACCCGTATATTCTCAGAGCAAAATCGGCTTCAAGTATGTAAAGAGAATCTTGCCGCCTGAACCGCATGTAAGGGCGAACGAGTCTCATCTGTCTTTATATATGCCTTCAAATGATTCGCAGATACAATTTTTCCACGGACAAAACGCCGAAAGTATTGAGGGTGAAGCAACGGCAGGGAACATACTAGACGAAGCCGCGAAGATGAAAGAAGAGGTTTATAGCTCGGTTAAAACCACGACTACGGTAACGAAAGGCATCATCGTCGGGATCTCGACACCTAAAGGGAAAAATAATTGGTTCTATCGAAAGTGCATGGAAGCCAAGGAAGAAATGATCCGTGCTCGATTCGAGAATAGACGGCCAACTAAGATATATATTCACGCTCCATCGTGGACTAATCCTTCTGTCTCTATGGATATTATCAACGATGCGAAGCGCACTATGCCTGAGCGATTATGGAAGCAATATTACTGCGCAGACTTCCTTGCTGACGGCTCTTGCTTCTCGAACCTTGCGGCCTGCTATGATAGCGAGTACCTAGACTTCGATGAGCAGTTTCTATGGACTGCTGAAGGCTCGGAGAAAGAGCCCGCAGTCATCGGCGTTGACTGGGCACGCACAGTGGATTTCACCGTATTCATAGCGGTTAATCCGAAAACTAGGCGGACGATAGGCATATGGCGCATGAGGGGGATCAGTTACGTGAACCAAGTCCAACGCATCAAACGGTTCGCCGAAAAATTCGCCTCTTGCGAAACCGTATGGCATGACAAGACTGGAGTTGGTGTTGCTCTTGACGACATGCTTCACGGTTGTGAACTGCCCTTTAGAGGGATCACGTTCACTAATGCATCGAAAAATGAAATGATGGTCAAGCTTATGGTGTCCTTCGAGGAAGGCTCCTTTAAGATTCCTCAGATCAATTCATTGGTCGATGAGCTCAACGACATTGAGGTCAAGACAACTTTGACAGGACTTCCCACCTACTCCGCTCCCGACGGCTCTCACGACGACATTGTCATGTCATTAGCATTAGCTCACTCAGCAATGTTGCAGCATTCAGAGCGAGACTATGGCATCATAGAATTCTAAATGTATGGCCAAAGGAAAAATGTATGGACGAAAGCATAGACGTGCTTGAGACAAAGAGTTTCGACCGACTGTTCTCAGGCGGCGAAAATGCTGGATATAGCAATCTAAGTGCGGTTGTCTCCGCTCGATTGCTAAAATCAATTTATCAGTCGGAGGACTGGGTCTATATCCTAGTCGACAAGATCGCCTCGAAGCTCGCACAGATCCCCTGGCAAGTGAACCGAGAGACGGTTAAGAACGGCGAGCAAGTGCTCGAACCAGCTTATAATCATCCGGTTCAACGCATGCTCGACGCTCCGAACCCGCTGCAGTCTTCCTATGAATTCAAGTATGCGAGCATCACGGATCACTGCGTAACAGGCAATGCGCTCATTTATTTTTCATCGGTTCAGAATTGGCTCGTACAAGTCCCGACCGAGATCATTCAACTTGACGTGGATGGTCGAGGTAACTTAGCTGGATACTTCATCGTTGGTGTCGATCCGACTGCATTCCCAGTCGGCATGAAAATGAAGCTGAGGCCGAGCGATGTAATTCATGTCAAGCGACCAAACTCATCTTCGGTCTATTGGGGATTATCGCCTTTAATTCCAGGTGCTAACCCTGCCCTATTCAACAAATACTCCAGCGAATATCTGCTTAACTTCTATCGCAAAGGTGCCCAGCCTGGCCTCGTCCTTGAAATGATGGAAGAGACGAACGAGGTTCAAGCTAAGAAGCTGCTCCAGTCTCTCGAGACTGCCTACACAGGCCGAGCGAATCAGCGGCGTGGAATGGTGCTCCCTAAAGGCGTTAAGGCCACGAACATTGCCCACACGCTTGCAGACCAGCAGCTCATTACATATATGCAGAACAACCGCGAGACGCTGATAAATATATTTGGCGTACCTAAGCATGAACTAAGCATTGCTGACTCAGGTTCACTCGGCAGCGAAGAGTATAAAACCGCACTCAAGAATTTCTGGCAAGGTCCACTCATGGCAATCGGAGCCATGTTTGACACCGCACTCACGAACCGATTGAAACCGATATTAGGCAACGGTTATGTGATCAAGCTGAATTACAGCTCGGTTCCAGTTCTGCAGGAAGATCTAAAAGAGAAAGCCGACATGGCAACGTCTCTTCTCTCGACGATGACCTACAACGAGGTTCGGCAACGCATCTGGAAAATGCCCCCGATCCCTGGCGGGGACATCCTCAAAGATCTTAAGCCAGTTGCTCCGATGAATTCCTTCTCGCTTCCTCCAACGGTTCCACAGGTCATGACGCTTTCGCTCGAGGAAAATTATAAAGAGCATAACGTGCAGGCTTTTTCCAATTACATTAAGGCCGAGGGCAACGATTGGATCAGGCAGCAACGCGATCATGTGAATAATGAGTCGGAGAAATCAGCTAAGAAACTAGAGGAACTATGGCTCTCGATTCTAAGCGATCAGGTCGTTGACGCTGTAAAAATAGCTAAGTCGCAGATGAAAGAGAAGGCGGTCGAGATCCCTAGCAAGCGCAAGCTGAAGCAAAAGATCGACGAGGCAATGAACGAATACGAGCAGCAATGGTCAGACGGTTACAAAAATATATTAGAACCGCATATTGAATTGGGTTACGACACCGTTCTAAAGATTCCATTCAATGAACCGTATCAGGAAGGTATTGAAGCAATTCGTGCTCGTGGTGCTAATAAGCGACGAGAGATCCTCAACGTAAGATCGATCGATAGCTTTGATCAGATCACTAAGACGACCACCGATAAAATTATGTCGGCGATCGAGCAGGGTATGAAAGACTCATCGAGCATAACCGAGATAGCCGCTAAGATCACTGAGCTCGGAGCGAACGAGGCAGGTCGAGCGAACACGATCGCTAGGACTGAAGTTCTTACCGCAAACAGTGTCGGGCAGTATGCGGCGACTCAGGATGCTGCGGAGGTGATCCCTAATCTAGTTAAGGTCTGGGTGACGATGGGTGACGGCGATCGTGTTCGGGATGCTCATCAAAAACTGGAGGGCGAAGTAAAGTCTTTCGATGAACCATATACTAACGGTTTAATGTATCCACGTGAACCAGGGCAAAGTGATCCTGGTCAAACGATAAATTGCCGCTGTACACAATTGACTATGTCAGAGGATGATCTACCTTCATTTGGCTTTAAACGATAAGGACGAAATATATGTTGCGACGCAAAGTAGGGAACCTTGAAGTATTAGACGAAAGCGGCGGACAGCTTAGGGTTAAAGCCTTAGAGGATGGAAGCGTCTATCTTGAAGGATGGGCGAATAAATCTATCGTCGATCGTGGCAAAGATTTGATCGGCAAGAAAGCCTGGAACGTCGAGAACTATAAAAAGAATTCGATCATGCTCTTTAACCATGATCATACCAAGCCTATCGGCAAAATGCTTTCGGTCGAACCACGCGACGAAGGTCTATATATCAAGGGCAGAATATCGAACAGCAAAGATCCCGAGATCAGCCGGATACGCGACCTCGTCAAGGAAGGGATTCTCAATTCCCTATCGGTTGGCATCATGGTCAACGACGAAGAGCAGAAAGACGGCGTTAACATGATCAAGTCTGTCGAGCTACACGAAGTCTCGGTGGTTGCCGTTCCTATGAACCAAGATTCGCAGTTCACGGTTTCAACGAAATCTATGTGCGGTTCCCTCCTGAATACCATGGAGACTTTAACCGGATCAGCCGGATTCAGTGACGTTGCCAAGGCTTGTCATAAGCTGCATGCTGACGAGGCGGTTTATGAATCTATCGATGCGATTGCCGACAAGATATCGATCGAGTGTAATATCGACAAAAATAAAGCCTTGGAGTTTTTGAGGATGAAAACTGAAGAGACGCCTAAAGAAATTAAAGCTTGGCTTGCATCTAAGGGACTGGACAACGGCCTGGATGTACAGTCAGTAACCATTCCCAAAGATTCGTTTGCTAGTACAGACGAGCGCGACAAGTGGGCATCGGATAGCGGTTGGAAGATCGATCAAATTTCTGAAACCGATACAGACTATGTCCTTGAGCAGATGCCTGCAGATCAATTCGATGGCGAACTACGTTCCGTTGACCTAGGTGACGGCGTCACTGCCATGGTCGGCACAATGAAACCAATTGAGAATCCAGCAATCGTTGAACCCGAGGCTGAAGTTGAAATCCCAGTGGAAACCGCCAAGGGACTGCTCGACGATCAAAATCCTCTCACTCAGCCTATCACTGGCCGCACAGCTTCCGACATTGAAGTCAATCCTTCTCTGGACCAAGCCAGACAGACTAATGTATTATTAGCGAACGTGGTCATGTTATTACAGCAAATGATCGAGAAGATGGATACAATAGCCGTTTCTGAACCAACGGCAACAATGGAACAAGTAGCCCCTGTTGTAGCCTCTGCCGATCAAGAAGTAATGAAGACCATGCAGGATTGGATAGAAAAAACCAGCGAACGAATTAAGAAGCTGGAACTTTAAAAACGGGTCAACGCCTCAGTCGATTGAGGTTCTAAAAAAACGATAAGGAGTTTTTTAATGGTTTTAGCAGCCAAGACGATTGAGGATCTCGCAAAATCTATGCAATCTGTCGATGACAGACTTGCCACAATGGAAAAAGGACAAAAGGCAACCGACTCCGATTCACTCGCAGCGATCTTTCGCGGCGGTTATGCTCCAGTAGGCGGAAGCTCCGACGAGCAACGCGCTCTGAAATTCTTTGGTGCTTCTAGTCCGGTTCAATTGCTTAGCGTTAATACTTCTTCTCCAAAATATAAGCACGTTCCTGCAGAGCTTAAGCAAGTCGTTCTTGACCTTAAATCCTCGGTTAATAACGCTCGCTTCATCTCTCAGATGTTTTATCAAGAGCCTCTTGATAAGATCGGTCACGTTGCTGAGAACGATCGCGTCGCTAAAGTCAAGGGAATGCTTGACCATAACTACGGTCGCAACGAATTAGCTCCACGCCTTAAGGCTTTCGGTTCAACTGTCGTCGGAGCAGGTGATGAGTGGACGCCAACATTATTAGCGGCTCAGTTCATCGAAGAGTACCAATTGCTTCGTGCCATCGAAGACAAGTTTCAAGAAATTCCTATGCAGTCAAATCCATATGAATTGCCTGTTCAAAGCGGTGTAACCAAGGCACGCAAGATCGCAGAAAATACTCAGTTGACTGGTGCTAATTTTAACACTGGAAAGATTTCGTTCAACGCGCAAAAAATCGGCGAGTATTATATCTTGCCTGAAGAATTGAACGAGGACAGTGCTCCTGCTATCTATCAACTAGGAACTCGTGAAGTTGTAGAAGCACAACGTCGCGCAGTTGAAGCAGCGATCGTAAACGGTGACGATGATGGAACTCACATCGATAGCGATACTCAAGCTCTCGGTGCTGACGTTGCAGAGAAACTCTGGAAAGGCTTGCGCCGCCAGGCTTTGCTGAACACAGCGAACGGCGGAACTACTGACTTTTCCAATGCGGTTATCTCTGAAGCTAACCTTCGCGTTATGCGTCAACGCATGAAGAAATTCGGCGTGACTCCAAGCGAACTGTGCTTCTTTGTTGATCCAGTTGGCTTGAACCAAATGATGCTGCTTCCTAACGTTGTTTCGATGGAAAAATATGGTCCTCAAGCAACCGTCGTAACTGGTGAGCTAGCTCGTTACCAGGGCATTCCTATCGTCACTTCTGAATACTTGCGAAGCGACTTGAACGCGACTGGTGTGTTCGACGGTATCACCATGACTCGTACTGGCCTCTTGCTTGTTAACATGCGTCGGTTCTGGCTAGGTATGCGTCGCCCGATCCGCGTTAAAATCCAGGAAGATTTGCCAGGACAAGATCGCTGGTTAATGGCGTCCTACCAACGCAAAGACTTCCAAGGTTTCGCACAGAGCGCAGCGGAAGTTTCTGTCTCTTACGGTTACAATATTTCGGTCTAATTTAACTTTCATTGTTATTTGCCTAGGCTTGAATAAAGCCTGGGCACTGCCTTTTAAGGTTAATTATGGCCGATAATATTCTCAGGCTTGGGCAGTTTGAGTCTAAGGCTATTATTGCCTTAGAGACGAGAAGTCCAGGCATTTACATTCAAAAAATGGCCGTGGCAGGAAACTCTATTCTGTCCACGGTTTTCGTCGAATCGCTTGGTCCAGGCGGTTCGGTGCTCGTTGAATATTTTGATTACGGCGTTGGATCAGATGTGGGAGAGGCGGTAGTTCTTAACGCTCACCTGCCCGTCAGTATCCCTGTCATGTCAGATCGAATTCTAGTCACCAACTTTCATGACAAGCCATACATAAAAGCGACCGTAACAGGAGCGTCAGTTCGCTTCGGTGTTTACGCGTCAGTTGTGCTTAGCACCGCTTCAGATATAGATAGTGCCCTGAAAAAAGACGGAGAGGTTGTCGAGATCCTTTCCGATAAGGGCATACCGCACATGGTCTACGATACCATTGCAGGCGTGTGGCGATTCGCTACTGGCCTTCTTGGGATTCAAGACGTGCGCGTCGTGGGCAACGTCTCGCTCGGAGATCCTGGAACCCCGCTCTTCGTTGATTCTAATACGGTTACAACGCCTGGATCCCTTCAAACCGTTCTCTCTTATACGGTTCCTGCCCTGCAGACTTTGAACCTTCTCTCGATCATTTTCACGTGTCGGCAAGAAACTAGTTTTCAGATTTATGGCGACGGCATCCTGATCGGTTCAGGTCGAACAGGCGCAGCTAAGCCCAATGTTAATTTTTCATACCGTGTCGCAAGGTCGTTCATTCCTGGTAAGATAGTCGAAGTGAAGGCGACAACAAGGACTGGAGCTCCAGTCTCAGACGTTGAAGCTTATTTGCAAGGCACACTTAGCTAAGAGGTTTTTTAATGGCTGACTTACGAGAAAGTTTTGCAACTCTGCAAGATGCGACCACCGAAGAAGGCAAGGCATTAATCGCTCGTATCGAAGGCGAAGCTGCAGCCGCACAGAACGGTGCAATCGGTTTTGCTTTCAAGGATTCGTCTGGGAATGTAGTCCTGCCTGCTCTTAATGCGGCAGGAAACCTTGGCGTCAGCGTTGAGCACGATGACCTCGAAGGTGATGTTGCATCTGGGAAAGATGGCCTAGTCGCTTTCTCTCATAAAGATTCGGCTGGCAACCTTGTCCTTCCTTCGCTTGACGCGCTGGGAAATAGCAAAGTCGTCATCGATCACAAAGACCTCGCCGGAGATGCAGCCGCTGGTAAAGAAGGACTCGTTGGATTTTCTTTCAAAGATAGTTCCAACAATCTTGTTCTTCCAACTCTTTTGGCCTCTGGCGCAATCGCTGTAAGTGCGGCTGTAAGTGCTCTTCGCAAGAAAAGTACAGCCGGTGAGTTGGCTGCTGGTTCTGCTACCTTGGCGAACGTAACAGGCGCTTCTATCTCTTTGACTGTTAATAAAGTTTATTACGGCATCAGCGCAATTATTTGCTCACGCCGTGATTCTCTCTTTCAATTGGTTCAAGTCGATGACGCTACCTCTACTATACTAGCTGAAGCGATCGTCGGCGCTGGCCAGTATACTTTCGAGATGTTGTTCCCTGACATGCAGATTACTGCAGGAGCCACCGGAACTCAGACTCTAAAGATCATGGCTAAGAACTTCGAGGCTCTTTCTTCTCTACGTGCTACTCTTACAGCTAACGAAGTAATCTAAGTTTGGAGCGGGGGAAACCCCGCTTTTTTGAGGTTTAAATGGTAGATATACCATCCGAATTTTCATCGATTGACTCAGGTATTCCCGCTGCTCTTGGTCAGACGACGATGGCTAATAGTATGCCAGTTGTTTTTGCGAGTGATCAAAATGCTTTGCAAGTTAATTTAGTTTCTAATGATGTCCCTGATTTTATTATGGGCGACGTAACTCTTGCTGTCATTGCGCAAGCGATTGTCAGGAGAACGGTATATACCGAGCAAACTAGTAACGCTCAAAGGTCAATCCTATCTGCTTCTGCTCTTGATACCGCTGCCGGTACAGGCGCAAGAACTGTTTTAATCACCTATTTTACGGCTACATTTACAGGACCATTTACCGAGACGATTACGCTTAACGGTGTTAGTGCTGTAAATACCGTGGCCACAAATATTTGTTACATTGAATCGATCAAGGTTTTAACCGCTGGATCGACTGGTTCTAACGCTGGTATCATCACATTAAAAGCAGCGACAGCGGGCGGTGGAGCTACGATAGGCACCATGAATGCTTTGGATAACCAAACATTTTGGGGCCATCATTATGTTGCAACTGGAAAAGTTTGCAATATATCCGGCATATCTGTCTCTCACAATGGGACTACGGTAGGATCAGGCGGCGTGTTTGTTATTAAGGCAAAAGATATTTCTTTAGCAAATTCCGTTGATAGACAAGTTTCAGATTTTATCAGACTTTACGGTCAATCTTCTACATTCGCAAGAGATTATAATTCATCTATAAGAATCACTGGACCTGCAAGATTTATTGTGTATGTAACTCCTGAAACATCATCGTCAACTATCTATCGAGCAGCGGTTGACTTCTATCAGCCATGAGGAAATTTAGTAATGTGCTTAGAGACTTTGAATAATATATCAGAAATTGGCGAATTTAATTTGATAGTAATGGATGATTTGCGCAAAGAATTTCCCGATAAATTCGTTGAATCAGGTGCAATGGAATACAAATGGTTCGAGCATGATATAAGACAAAACAATTTTATTTATCTGCGTAAAGATAAAAACAGTCTATCTTTTACTTTGCAGAATGGTCCGATTAAAGAGGTAGGTGTCAATGGTTGTCAGATCGATACCTTGATTGAGGCTGCTAAGCTTATAGTTGAAGGGTTGAATGCAAAATTTCCTTGTCGTGAAAATGCCATGGCTATTACAAAACTAGACGAGGCTCTCATGTGGATGAGAGAACGGACTAGACGCAGGAATAAGATCGGCATTGAAGGAACCAGCAAAGAAGCGAGCATTTAATGGAAGTTTCATGGACTGATTTTAAAGCTTTCGTTCAATCCCGCGCGCTCTCTATCCAGTGGGTGGCAGCGGGTGATAACTATTTCCTAAAGGCTTTTGATAGCTATTTTTCGATGGAATGCCTGATCACGAAAGATCCTGCATTGTCGAGTGAAACCGTTGATTTTGAAACTAACTTCAAAACACAAGGCAACGTCAAGCCGTCGCAATTCGTTGCGGTTCAGGCTCAGCCGTCTTTCGGTGCTAAAACTCTCTTGATTAATGGCGTTACTAAAAAGCTTTTCTCTCGCAACACAGGCAAGCAGTTTGCAGTTAACGTGGGTTCCAACGATCTTTTATATACGGTTTCCTACCCTTGGCTGAAGATCACAGGCGTGGAATGTATCGGTGCTGAAACCCTTGATACAGCCGAGCTTCGCGTTTACGATACAGCGACCGGAACTTATTCCGGTTATCCGAATGCGATGCTCAATCAATTCGGTTTTACGCTCAACATGGCAAAGGACTATTACGCTCGCACCGCTCCTTTTGATGCTGATATTTACTATGGTATGGTCATTAAAATAACTTACGTTTCCATTTCTATTAAAGTCATTGGCGTTAATTTTATAATGGATGAAGTCAAATCATGAAATTAATGAAGACCATGATCAATGTTCTGCATCCAGTCCTGCAGTGGATTGGTAAGATTCATTCGCCTTGGTCGCATAAATTAGTCACTGGTTATGACTATCTTAAGGTTCGAGACTTGATTAAGCCAGGCGATGTCCTTCTCACGAGGACGTATGGAGAGCTCTCCAGCCTTATTATTCCCAGTCATTGGAAGCATGCTGCTATATATCTAGGCACAGAAATGATTGGTGAGGCCACTCAAAATGGTGTGAGATCCGACTATCTAAGCACGTTCATGCTGCATAAGGATGAAGTAAAGGTGCTTCGTCCCTTATTTTTAAGCGATATTGAGTGCAAGGAAGCAGCTTTATATGCCTTGAATCAGATCGGTGTCCCTTATGATTTCGCCTACGAGGAAACCGTAAAAGCATTCTATTGCTCCGAGCTCGTTCGCAGTGCCTATGAGCACGCGTGGGAATTGAAGCACGCACCTGAACCGTTTCCGTTCGAGCTTCGGATTCGGGCAGGAATTAAAACGGTTAGTCCCGACGATTTCGATAAAGCGACCAGCAAGTTTGGCGTCGTATATTGTAGCAGTTCTTTTAACTAGCAAAATGGCCTAGACTGACATAAATTTGACAGGACAAAAAATAACCGGAGACACTATGAAGCTTAAGACTATTTTAAATAATACTGACTTCGTTCCTATTCTGAAAAAGCCTCGCTACTGGGTTTCATCTGAAACCCTTAAATTCGGTTCGATCTTAGATATTGAACCCGAGCTCGGGCATATGCTTATGGCTGTTTATCCTGGAGCATTCCAAGTCGTGAGTTATGAAGAGCGTGAAAAACAATCGCGTCGTGTTAAGAAAATGGATGAAGAAACAATCGTCGAGGCATAATCATGACATTAGCTACTCTTTCCCAACTGAAAACGCAGCTATCGTTCAAGGATTCAGATGTCCAGTACGATACTAAATTAGGACTATTCCTTGCGGCTGGTTCGGCTTGGGTGGAGAGCTATTGTAACCGAATATTCTCGAGTGCTTCATACACGGAATTGCTGCACGGAAACCGTAGTAATTTGATGAACCCAAGGCAGTGGCCGATCACGGCAGTGACCGAGGTTCGCATGTCGAGTGACCGCAATTGGTCTGACTCGAGCACGCTGATCGCAGCGGCCAACTATGGTATTTCGACCGACGGAACTGGGATAACTTACTATAACGGTTATCTGCCTTCTGGATATGACAACGTGAGAGTCATATACACTGCGGGTTATGCAACGATTCCTCAAGATATTCAGCTCGCCTGTCTTTGGGCAGCCGAGTGGTTTTATCTGCATAACACTCGAGGCGACTCAGGTCGAACCTCGGTCGGTAAGCAAGGCGAATCGATCGGCGTACTGGCCGATATTCCGCCTATGATCAAGGCCATTCTTCAGCCTTATAAACGGTTTGAACTACCTTCCTCTGGCTTAGCGGTCGATCATATATGAGCGCGGAAACCGTTCTCGAGAAAATTAGACGCATGAGAGCCGCTGCCGAACCGAGCAGTGAAGCTCTGAAAAAGGCTTTCTATAGAATCGGAACGGTTCTGCAGACCGAGATGAGATTAACTGCCCTAAGAAAAGGTGTGAAAGACCAAAGTCATTTAATTGATTCAATCAATTACAGGATAGACGGCGACACTCTCCAGGTCGGTAGTTGGGGCATTAAATACGCGACACGAAATGAATTCGGTGGAGCGATGACTCATGCTCAAGTGGCTGGAATGTTTTACTGGATGCGTCAAGCAGGTAAGGCAAAAAGAGCAGGCAAGGGAGTCGTAACCGTGAATAAGGATGGGACTGGTTACTGGCAGCCTCGTCCCTTCATTCGGGATTCGCTGCAGAAACGCAAGGATTTTATTATTGAACGGTTAAGAGAAGCGATGAGTGCAAAATGACTTTATTTTCTCAGATTAAATTTAGTCCTCAATCCCTCAAGAGCCGTATCGCGACTGGTCTTAAGGCCACACTAGACGAAATGCCAATCTTTAAATATGTGGCGTTCGACAAGGTAAGGCTTTACACCTCTGACTTTCGTGACAACGAACTACCAGCAGCGCAATTCATAGATGTATCTGAAGCCGTGGAACACCTTAGAAATAGGGTTATTCGCACATGGTCGATATCTTTAGAGGTGATCCACAAGTCAACCGAGAACGAATATATTTCTCAAAAAGATATGTGGAACCTTGAGTATCAAATATCGCGGAAAATATGGGAGGTTCCTAATCTAAATATTCCAGGTGTCGTGCATTGTAAGTACATTTCTAATAGCACCGACCTCCATCTGATGGAGCCTTTCTATCTGTTACGCCTGGACTTTGAGGTCATCTATCATGAGGCGCTGGTTACTGACTGCTAGTCGTGTAGAATAAGCTAGACAAAATAACTAGGGGAACGTCAATATGGCCAAGAATTACTCATCCATTTATGCTAATGCAACGGACAGTTCTGCACTTGAGCAGGCGTTCTACCTGAAGCAAGAGTCCGTACCAGGAACCATTATTCCGGTTCTCGGCACTGACTTTCTTTACACGCTTGCTGGTGGAAAGCTTGAATTCGGTCAGCCGATCGAATCATCACCGCATAGATCAGGTCGTCATAATAATAATACGATCAGGAAAAAGAAGGAATTATCGTGGGGATTCTCCACGTATTTCAACATTAATACCGCATTAGGTTCTGCTTCATCGGCTGAGATCGACACTCCAGTTCGCCTGCTTCACAAGGCAATGTTTGGTTTCGAGAACACCACGTCCGGCGCGGTTTATAATACTTCGGCCACTCCTGGAAATACCTTCTCGATTTTTGAGGTTGGCGATAAATGGGCACGTCAGGCCACAGGCTGCTTTGTAGACGGTGCCACGCTTAACTTTCCTGGCGATGGGGAAGCAACCGTTGAATGGTCTGGTATGGGTGCAGAGTCGATCATGATCGGTATCGGCAAGTCAGTCACAGCGAACATAACCAATACGGTTACTGTTGATGTAGGCGAGGGCAAGCGTTTCAAGGCAGGCGGCCTTGTCATGGTTATCAAGTCGAACGGAACTTCACGATCGAGCGACACACCTTCCGGCTCTCCCCGAACCGTGCTCTCAGTGGCAGGGGACGTCGTAACCCTCTCGGGGGCTTCGCTTACTGACTCCGATGGAACGGTTAACCCTGTTTATCTTTGCTATTACGAACCAACTGGAAAGACTGGAATTGATAATCCGGTTACTGGCCTTATTGGTTCTGTAACCATTGCGGGCCTTGCCGAGCAGTGTGTGCGATCTGCAGTAATTACTTGCACCAACTCGCACGAAAAAGTCGATTACTGCTACGGCAGCGACAAGCTTGACGGAAGCATTTTCGTTCCTGCAAGCCGATTCAATGCTGAAGTGGTTATCGAAATGAATCTTAACGCGACTATCGTCGGATTCTTTAACGACCTTTTAAACTTCACCGCTCAGAATATCACGCTGGTTCTAGGTGAAGCTGCAGGTCGCCGACTAGAAGTGCTGTTGCCAAAAGTTATTTTCGCGGTTCCTACTTTCTCACTCCCCGACACAGGTTCGATTCCTATATCGTTCACTGGTACGGCCTACCAAACAGGCTTGGATTTAGCCGATGAAATCCAGTTAAGTTACGTCTAATTCAAGATAGAGGACGCCTTACTAGGCGTCTTCTATTTCTCATGGAGACACTATATGGCTATTCTACTCCCAGGAAAATCTGAGACGATCCGCGTCGCTCTTAAGATTGACTCTGCAATTGATCTTGACGATGAGCTTTATGGAAAATATCTCGACACGCTTGACGAGAGCCTTTTAAATTTGAAGGAAGGCGAGGAACCGACTTGGTTCGTTATGCGTAAGGTGCTGCCGTTTGCTCTCTCGAAGAAGGTGCAGAACGAGCAGACCGCGATGAAAGACGGTGAGGTTCAAGTTAATATCAGCTTCATCGGCGAAGAGGTGCGGTGCGCACTAGTCGATATCATTAATCCTGCAAGTGTTCCTGTCGATCAGCATATTATTTATGCGAAGGAAAAAGACGGCGGAACCTCGATAGCTCTAATGGAACAACTTGTCGCGGCTGGCGTGGTCAATGATTTATATCGTGCCCGCAATGCCAAGTTGAGTCAGACGACCGAGCTCATGAAAAAAAAATAATAGCTTACATAGAATTGCAAAATGCCACGCCTGAGCGACGAAAGGATTTTCGTTGCTCTTCATGCCCTGAACGGATTCAAAAGCTTAGGCGCTGCCGTGAGGCACGCATGGACTTCACTTCAGACGACGCTTCGCTGTTCCCTATTTACATCGAGAAAGGTGGTCAACTATACGGTTTCTGCCCTGGCAAAGCGACCTGGGACGCATCGATAGCGGGCTTATATCAAGCATTGGTCATAACGGCTGAGACTGGTATAATGCTCGAGGACGGACCGCTCGTTGAGCAAGCCGATTGGTGGATAGAATTGCTCGCTTGGTTTCTGCCGTATTACGGTGATCAAAAATTCTGGAGCCGAGCGAAGGCGATATTGGGCAGCGAAAATAAGAAGGGCAAATAAGTGGCAACAACTCAAGATTCTTTGACGGTTAGTATTGCGATTCAATCCGAGAAAGCTGCAAAGTCTCTTGATGAAATTAGTTCCAAGCTTAAAGACTTTGATAATACCTCAAAGAAAGTAAGCGAAGGTGTCGGAGGATTCGGTGCTTCGTTTGCTAAGGTGAACGTCGGTATCGGCTTCTTTGTTCAAAATATTCAAATGGCGATGAGTGCATTAGACGGTCTGACTCAACCGTTTAAAGAATCCTATGATGCCACAGTTAGACTCCAACACGCGCTCGAGTTAACCGGATCAAAGACGGTTCAATCCTCTATCGATGCCTTTAGTAATTTAGGAAAAGAGCTTGTAAAACTAGGTGTTTCTTCAGATGAGCAGGTTTTAAAGCTTGCAGGATTGGGCACCGCTGCAGGATTTTCATCTAAGCGTATCGAAGAAATGATTAAGACGTCGGCAGATCTTTCCGTTGCCAGGGACATCCCACTAGAGACAGCGTTTAATGCCCTTGCAAAATCTTTAAAAGGTTCCTCTGGTGCTATCTCGCAATTCATTCCAGAGCTCGCTGGATTAACTCCAGAAATGAACAAGCAAGGTGTTGCTCTTGATTATCTTTCATCGCAATATGGTGGATTCGCGGCTAGAAATTTAGAGACATTTAGCGGAAAAGCGAGAGCACAGAAAGAGGCTCTAGGCGAATTAATGGAAACGGTTGGCAGCGTTATCAATGAAATAGTTGATCTCGGTGCTGGTATGACTCGAACTGCTAAAATGTTTGAGAGTTGGAACCTAGCTCTTCAGGATAGTAAAGACAATATACTAGCTTTAGTTAACACTATTAAATCGGTGTTCAACTCGACTCTTGATATGACAGTTGGAAAAATAATGGAACTTGTTGGTTCATTCCAGCAAGGTATTGGTAATATCATTTTAGCGGCGGGGAAAGTTAAGTCAGCATTCGACGTCCTGCGAGGCAGTGCAGACGAGGTAGGAAAGTCTTACCAAGAACTAGGTCGAGAAATGATTGAGAATGGTAAGGTCAATTCTCAAGCTTGGAATGAAGTTAATATAACGGTTGGTGCGACAAACGATGAACTAAAAGTAGTTAATACAACGGTTACAAAGACTGCTGAAGAAATGAAAAAGGCGCGAGACGCTGCTAATAAATTAAAGGAAAGCATTCCGTCTGAAGAGTCGGTTAAGTCATTTGACGAGTTAAAAAAGAAAGTCGAGGAATACTCCAAGGCTTTAGGACTAGCTGGGAAGTCTGACGTTGAATTGGCCAAGGCTAAAGAGGCTGCAGATATAAAAGAACTGCAAAATTTAGCTGCTAAGATAGTCGGTCATAATAAGCTTGCAGATGCCAAGAGAGCTCTATTGTCTCAGGGCATCGCTGATATAAAAGGTGCTTCAAATGCTACAGCAGAGGAGTTTAGAAAGAAAACTCTTGAAGAGATAATGAAGCAGAATGCCGAGATAACGGCTAAGACTAATGCGTTTAATACGACACAAAGAGAACAGATCGCCTATGAATTAGAAGCGGAGTTAAAGAAACTAGATATAGCGAAAGCAAAAATGATTCTCGAAGGCAAGGCGTCTGAAGCATCGTTAAAGGCTATTGAAGAACAGCGAGCATTATTAAATGATCAGGCAAGTAAAAAGACTGAGGCGGCACCTAGCTCTCAATTCGAGGGACTGCAGAAGATAGGAACTAAAGTAGCAGGGGAAATAGCAGGGACTTTTTCAACTGGTGCTCTAGGCATGATAGCTGGAGCGGCTTCAATGGTCGGAGCTGTAACGACCGCTATAAGCGCCTTACTCGATGTTGTTCCTAATATGCTAAATTCCATTGCTGGCATTTTTAATAAGATCACAGACTTTCCGAACGTTTTATTCCAGGCTTTTCAAGGATTATTTGATTCAGTTATTAATTTCGTTACCAACTTTTTACCTAATTTAATCTCTTCAATATTTAAGTCATTCACACAAATAAAAGACTTTATAAATAATTTTGTGAATTCCATTGTAAGCTTGATCGATAGTTTGCCAGATATGATAGGAAATTTAATCGCTGCTCTCCCAGAAATGTTTATTTCCTTAGTCGAAAATATAATTAAGGGTGCTATAAAGCTGTTTATGGCTTTAGCAATAAAATTGCCAGTAGCAATGATCAAGGCGTTATGGAATGGAATATCAAAAATAGCCAACGGCATTAAAAGAATATTCCAAGGAAAAAGCTTCTCCGTTAAAATACCTGAGATCCCAGATGTCGAAGTTAATACAGACAAGCTGAATAAGGTAGTCAGCAAGATGACTGGAGAGGCGGGTAAAATATTCGCGTTAGCAGACATGGCTAAGAGCTTTAGAAAGAGTGTCATTGATCCTATGAAAGAAGCGTCAGGCGGTAGTGGAGGAGGATCAGGGCATAAGAAAAATAATAGTTTCTGGGCAGATATTGGTCGATTATTTTCCTTTGAAACACTGAAAAATATTATGAAAACGATAGTGATTGCTATAGAGCAGGTCATCGATATTTTTGTGAAAATAGTTGAGGGTGTATGGCAAGCCTTAGTAGTTATAGTGCAGGTCGCCTTTGAATTCGTTAAAGCCTTATGGGAAGGCTTAAAGGCGATCGTGCAGGCTGCATGGGAATTCGTTAAAATATTATGGGATGGATTAAAAAATATAGTATCTGCGGCCTGGCAGTTCGTCAGTGATCTTTGGGAAGGACTGAAAGGGATTGTTTCATCGGCTTGGCAATTCGTAAGCGATCTATGGGAAGGTCTAAAAGGCATCGTAAGCGGAGCCTTTCAATTCGTTCAGGATATATGGGACGGCTTAAAGGGAATTGTAAGCGGAGCATTCGACACGGTTATAGATTTCTTTAAGGGCATTGGTTCGGTGGGCGAGGCGATTGCTAAACCGATTAAAGAAGCTTTCTCAGGGATCGGGGATTTCTTTAAGAGCATTGGAGGCGCGTTTAAAAGCCTGTTCAAGCTCGATGTTTCGGGCTTCGCTAAACAGCTAGGCGAGGCATTCAGCAAGGTCTTAGATCCAATCTTTAACGGTTTAAAGACGATTGCTAATGGCGTTATAGACTTTCTAAATAATATAAAACTACCAGGGGTTCACGTCGGCTTCAAGGTATTAGGAAAAGATATCAGCTTTGGCTGGGACGATATCGATTTACTTCCTGGCAATATCGCTCACCTAGCTAAAGGCGGTATGGTTCCCCAAGGCACCGACACGGTTCCTGCAATGTTGACGCCTGGAGAATTCGTTATCAATCGAAGAGCGGTTGACGCGATCGGCTTCAATGCTCTTTCTCAGATTAACAGCGGGAACATGCCGAGCTCTGGTAACAGCTATCAGATTAATTTCGAGATAAACATCGATGCAAAAATGTCTATGGACGAAGGATATATAAGGACTACACTCATACCGAAGTTACGTGATAACCTGAAGCGTGCAAGTCTGGATGGGGAATTCGTTCTGAGTAGCAAGGGAGTTCGCGCATGACCACCGTCACATATGGTTATTTAGACCTGCCCTATCTCGTCTATCCATATGGGACGTCGATAGTTACTGAAATTAATAATGCTCAGATGACTCTGAAAATTGCTGCAGCGGCTAATATTAGAGCGCAGCAATTAGGAAAGATTGAAAACTTTCCTGGCGGATTCAAGGCACAGTTCTCCGCAAAAATCAATTCCTCATCGGTTATCCGTGATCAATTTAATCGGCAAATAGCCTCATCCTCCACGGTGAGATCTCAGCAATTACGCCTTATAACAGGCACTCAGCCTAGTATTAACGAGCAGTTTGACCGAAAAATATCCGCTCTGCAGACGATCAAAGAGCAGTTCGACCGCAAGATTGCCGCTTCGAGCACCGTCAAGGGGCAGTTTAACCGTATTAAAAATGCTGAGACTTCGTTCTTCGGGCAGATCTCTCGCCTGCTCGGCGGTTCGCTTGCAACGAAAATGAACTACGGCAGAGGTCCAGTCCTTCATCAAATATGCGGTGGCTATCTGATCGATCCTTATTTGATGATGCCTTACCTTGGACCTCAGATTTGCGCTCATGTAAGAACGCAATTCTCTCGAATGCTGAATAAGACTTTAGCTGTTAAGGCTCAGATACAAGGAAAGATTAATACGACCAGGAGCATTAAGGCTCAATATAATCAGCATATATTTAAAGCTGTTCCAGTAAAGGGGCAGTTTAACCGTATCGCTTCCTTCAGGATGCACTCTCAGGTATTAGTCGCTCTTTATAATACGACTAATATAAGAATCCTTCACAACTTCCCCTCTCGAGGAACGAGCGGCACGAACTGGACGGTCGTAAGTGGGGGAACCGCTGCAGGTTCTTTCTCGGTTAACAACTTGAACACAGATATAGTGGAGCAGGTTTATCGAAGCACGACAACTTCATTCGTGATCCAATGCGACACGCAAATATCTCAAGGTGTGTTCCTCGATACGCTCGCTATTCTCGGCCATAACTTTACTCGATCCGCTACGGTTCTCCTGCAGGGATCGAATGATATTACTTTCGCCACAGTGCCTTTCACTGAAACCTTAACCACTGCCGTGGACAATATTTATTACATCGCTCCGACGTTGCCGGTGGCAAGTTACAGGTATTGGCGTCTTGATGTTAACGACTTTACAAATACTGACGGCTATCTGCAGATAGGAACCTTGATCTTTGGATCGGCTACTATCTTTAACGGTGAATGCTTCACCGATGAAGTGGTTCGTCGTAAGGTGCATTTTGCAGATCGCGTTAAGACTGAGGCATTTAGCAACGTATCAAATGATAGGGCTCTTAAGTATGCGTTCGGAATTAAATTCCAGCGTCTAAACTTTGCTAAGGCAAACTACACGAATCTAAGCGAAGTCATCGACACGGTGCGAACCTCGCTCAAGGCTCTTTGGATTCCAACGCCTCAGTATCCTTCACGGTTCGCCGTGTTCGGAAAGCTTTCTGAGATGCCAGTTGAGAACCATAAGGTCATGGGTAAGGATGCCGACTACATCGATATGGACATAAATGTTGACGAGTCATTATAAGAGGTTTTCATGTCGGGAAAGGATCGGCGAAGTTATTTGACAGCAACGGTTTTAGACCAAACCTTGCTCGATAATTGCGCCGATAATTTTGAAACTAAAATTGAAATGGTTCTCGAGATCGATCGGCCAGACGGTGGGACGATTTACGCAAGCGACCGTAATAAATATGTCGGTGGAATATTTTACGAGGCACTCCTAGTTTTCCCGCAGGTCACGAGAACCGTGGGCGAGTGGCTTTCCCCGACCTTGCAATTTAGTACGGTTACTCTTGATTTGAGTAATGCAGATGGAAGGTTCAACAAGTATCTTCCTGGCGGTTTGAATTATAATTCATTCGTTGGCCGCAACGTGGTCGTTAAGATCGGGCTTGCCGAGCAGTCTTCGACTTATAAAACGATATTTAAGGGCAAGATAACAGAGGTCGCAGGTTTCTCTCGAAGCACCTTTCAGATAACTTTTATTGCTCGCGATGACTATGAGAAGTTGAATGTTACCTTTCCAAAGGTAGCAATGACTGCAGATGACTTTCCTTATATCGAGGATTCAAACAACGGAAAGCTCCTGCCCCTGATTTATGGCGACTGGACTGTTTCTCTCGGCGACGATCAAGCTCTAATTCCTGCTTATGTTTTAAATGGACTCGATCCAGACGTTATTGGTGGTACTAGGGATAATATTCAGTTCTTTATTTGTGAGAACGATTTAACTTATTTCGATGACACCAACGTATATCTTTTAAAGAGCGATATTTTCTGGAAGGTTCCGACACTTGACGTTGTGAATATCGGCGGCGGAAACAAGATCTTTCAGGTTCAGCAAAACACTATACGGTTATGGGTTGACGGAGCGGCTTACACCTATTCACAAGGCGACACGTTCTTCGTTCGAGTGAAGGGAAAAGCGTTATCCGGCTATGATGACAACATAGTTTCTCAAGCTAGGGATCTAATCGTTTCTCAGGCCGATATTTCTTACACAAGTTTCGACGCCAACTGGAACACCTATAGAGATAAATCATCTCCGTCGCAATCAGATATCGTGAACATAAAAAGCCGTATATGGGTAAACGAACCTAAGCCAGTTATGGAGTACGTGCTCTCGCTGCTCGAGCAGGTGAGGCTCGAGGCATACATCGACAAAAATTTGAACCTGAAGTTGAACAGTCTTCACTTCGAGGACTGGAACCCAACCCCTTCTTTTACGGTTAAGAACTGGGACGTCGTGAGCGGAACGCTCAAGCCGAAGGGCGACGACAAGAATAATTTTAACCGCACTCAAGCCGTCTATGATTTTCATCCAAGTAGGAATGAAAACGCTAAGCAAACCGCACTATTCAGAAATCAAGCAAGTATCGATCAGATAGGCCGAGAAATTTCTAAGCGCGTGATCTTTCCCAATTTATATGTCGATGCCGACGCGCAAGGTCAGGTCATTGAAATATTAAAAATTGCCTCATCTCTATTCGAGATCGTTGATTGCTCTCTTACCTGGCGCGGACTGCTACTCGATATCGGTGACTTTGTCAGCCTTGATATTAGTATCGGGGGGATTATTTATAGTGCGGTTCCTGCAATGATTCGCACGAAGTCTTACGATCCGACGGGCATTCAGATTCCGCTTCAGCTATGGTCTATGCAGCTTTTGCCATTTTCCGGTTATGTTCCAGGTTACAATGGGACAGTAGGTGGATATAATGCGACTATTATTCAAGAATAAAGAGGTGTCATCTTGAGCGTTACACTCGTAGTTTCTGAAACCGTAACAGGCAGCAACGTATCTGATAGCTTAGCAGGCGGCTCGACTGGTCTTGATTTTGGCCAAGTTACGAACGGAGCTTATTCTCCTCTGATTTCTCAAGCCGCGAATACTGGGCATCAAGATATTTATATCAGTCATAATGCAGCAACCGATCCTGTGACTGATGTTAAATTATACATAAGTCAATACAGCGGAACATACGGCGGAGCGAATACCGCTGCAGGTGACTTCACAACTTTAGGCAACTATGGAGCCGCCGACACTGGAGCGACCAAGGACAACTCAGACGGCCTCTCTCGTGGCCTTCATATGGATATGGACTGGCAAGTCTCGACCTCGAATCAATTCCTTTATACCCGCGAAGCGAGCGGTCAGAAACGAATCTTTGGAAAGACTTACACAGGCAAGGACGGCCTTTCTCTTGCTAATGCGTTCGACCTTCATGTTGACGCCTGCTCTTACTGGAACGGTTCGTCTGAAGTTGATGCCTCTGCACCTGTTACGGGTAAAATTGGCCGCACCGCCGACTCAGTATTAGGAAACCGTGGGCATATAAAAACTCGCGCCTATCTGAATACGTCAGCGACTGAGGGTGGAGTGCTCCAGTTCGACACCGTAATTTCCTACAGTTACACAAGCTAGGTAGTTATGACACATGATCCGATCTTAAATTTAGCTGTTGATCCAGGAAACCGCTGGCTGTTCCGCTGGGTGATGGAATTCGGGAACCATAAGCCGACAAAAAAAGGCGGTTGGTATCCTGCTTCTCGCTTTGAGGATATGGCTGCCGCCGTGAACAGAGATCGTTTAGTCACGGTTATGATCGAGGGCAAGCACTTCGCAACGCGAGAAAAGAAAGTTTTTGCCTCAATTGTTGGCGAGGACTTTATTAACTTCAAACATATAGCGGTTCAATTTTCTCGCAATGGATTCATGGTTAATCATGTTTACGGTATGACCATAGTTCATCGTTATGGATCGATAACCGCTTATGAAAATGGGAAGATAGAACTTGGAAGAGAACTCGATACTCTTATGCCTGAATCAACGAGGTATTAAGGTTAATACTGGTGAAGTTGATCAGCCAGGATTTTATTATTGTGCAGACAGCATGAGGATCAATCACTGGTCGAAGTTGTGTGCTTTTAATATGAGCATGGCTGATCATTTCTCTAATGAGCAAGGCTTAATTAATGACGGCTTCGTCTCGGTGCTTCATTCAGATGACATGGAGCATTTAATAAAGACGATGACCATTTGGAAAAATCATTTAGAAATTAATTTAGAGGAAACACTATGACGATCGTTGGCCGTTCTCAATTGGATCATCCGGCGCTGGGATCGGCTGGCGGATCGGCATTGCACGCAAGTATTCAGACTCTCTATACGAATATCGGCGACGATATCGGCGCTCGTTTCGATGCATTTTCATCGATCGCCAATAGCGCTGTAACCGTTATCGAGCACAACTTTGGGATTCCGTTTGCGGATCTCAAGATTAATCTTTACACGGGCACGCATCCTGCGCTTGTTCGCGTGGCTGATCCCGTCGCATCGGGCTGGACAATCGCAGCAACCGTGAGCTTTTTGAAGACTAAAATATCGGTTACTGCTCCTGCATCCGGTGGACCGCACACGTTTGCCGTTTTCACGATGCAATCACGAGGTTCCGAGAAGCTCGCAGATCTTGACGATATCAATTTTTCAACGGTTCCGATCGACGGTCAATTCTTGATCTATGACACGGCAACAAGTAAATGGCTACCTGCCTATCTGAAATATAAATCTGAGACAGCTACGATAGTTTCTAATACAGTAGCGCCGAGCACAGGTACTAATATTCAAAGAATTATAGCGGGCGCTGCCGACCTGCAAATGATCTCTAGTCCTGTTGCTGGCAAGGTTTACGTCTTAGTAAATGAGACAGGATCATCTTTCCTTATTAAGAATGACACTGGCTCGACCGCTGCGAATAGATTTTACACGGGTACAGGCGCGGATATCACGTTAAAAAACCAAGCGGCTATAACCGCAATTTATAACTCTGGCCTATCGCGCTGGGTTCTAGCAGGCGGTTCAGGTGGCGGCGGCGGGCTAACGACTCAAATAGTTTCAGCTGGTTTTACGGCGGTTGATGCTAATCATTATTTAGTCGATAACTCTTCGACGGCTTTCACGGCAACGCTTCCGGCTGGGGGAACTGGTAAGGTCATTCGTTTTTCTGATACTGCTCGAAATTGGTCAGCTAAGAATTTAACGATAACTCCAGCGACTGGAGAGGCAATTGACGGCTTAGCGGTTAACACGAGTTTAATTTGCGATAAGAGCGGTGCATTCGTTCAGCTGATGTGGACAGGGACTAAGTGGGCTGTTGATACAAATGATTTTACCGCTTCCATTTCAAATGGTGCTTTATCTGGCCGTGAGCCATTAGGCAAAAAGAATTATATCGGGAATCCTAATAACGCGACCAATTGGATAGTAGGCGGTGCAACGGTTACGGTAACGACCGAATCGACTTCAGCTAACCTGCCCGATCAAATTACGCAGACAACGGCTATAGCAATTACTCGTGTATCAGGCACGACTGGTTACGCTGCTTACCGATTTGAAATGGATCGATCTGATTACGGCAAGAAATTTGAAATTGGTTTCGATCAGAAATCTGCGTTTACAACGGAAGGCTATCAGGTTCAAGCCTTTGCTGGTTCAGTGTTTGGAACTTATGGAACTCAGCTAACCGTTTCAACGGCTGCTCTTAGCGCTTTAATAGGATCTTTTATTTCCACGATAGACATGCCTGGCTCTGCTACTCCGTTTATTGAGTTTAGAATTGTGGCCACTGGCTCAAGCGGTACGGCTCCGTTTTATGCTAACAATGTTTATTTTGGGCCAGGGGTTACGACGCAGGGCGCGGCTATTAGTGATTGGGTTACGTTCGCTCCGACCATAAGCAACGGCGGAACTCTCAGTATAAATACTGGTTATTGGCGTCGTAATGGTTCTAATATGGACATTATCAGTTATCAAAAATTCACTACGGCGGGAGCAGCTGGAGCTCTAAGATTAAGCATGCCGACAGGGTATACAATAAACACAACGATCTTACCAGCTGACACGACTTCGATAGCTGGACATGGTGAGTATGCAAATACAACTTCATTTGTTGTTTGCGATATATACCCAATTAGCACAACGCAATTTAATATCATAACTTCAGGCGGAACGAATGATATTCAGGGCAATGGCTTAGCAAACAATCACCAAATTGGCTGGAAAATAACCGTTCCAGTAAATGAATTTTCTGGCTCTGGCACGGTGAATTTTCTTAACAGCAACTTATTATCTATGAATGCCAGAACTCGTTACTATCGAAGCGCAGCATATAGTTACACTTCTAATGCTACTTTCGTCTGGGATGCCGTTGATTCAACGACTTTTCAAACAAACGGAAATTGGGTTAATACTTCAGGTGAGATAACCATACCAGCTAATGGTACATATGAAATTAATACAGCTATTCAAGCAAGTGCTTTGTTATCTGATGCAAGTCAGTTAGAAATTTGGGTAAGTAGGTCGGGAGGTGCTTTTGCGCAAGAAAGGATAATAGCAAGAGAAGCTGGTGCAGGATATAAAACAGAGGGTTCAAGTTATATTTATCTCCTTTCAGGGGATAAATTTAGAATACAGTTTGGTAGTAATGCTACCGTAGTTAATAGTCAATCTAATACATATTTAGAAGTTGTAAGACTTGCTGATGTATCAGCATCCTCCCCCGTAGGCTTCGGCCTCGCAGGCACAGACGGCTCAAGTGGGCTTGTTAAGTTACCACTTAGTATGATTCGAGTGGATACCGGGAACGGCCATGGCGCGACGAATACTAAGATTCGCAGATTTACAAATTCCACAACAACTGGCACGGCTATAACTTATACAGATAGTGCTGCTAACGGTGCAACATTTACAGTCAATGAAGCAGGCGTTTATGCAATCGCCTATACTGATCGGCACTCGTCAGCCGCATACTTCGGTATATCACTTAATTCAGCTAGCTTAACAACAAGTATCGCGTCCATCTCAACCGCAGAACGTTTGGTGTCAGCAACCGCCCCAAGTGATGCTGCCAACTGTTCGGCTACAGTCAAGCTTGCGGCGGGAGATGTGATTAGGCCACACACTGACGGCTCTTTAACTAGTGTTACGGCTATGGTTCAGCTTGTCATAACGCAAGTATCTAAATACTAACCCTCCTGCCCAAAGGAGGGCAATCCTCCTTTTTGTTTTTAAACTTTGAACGGAGCATGCTATGAAAATGTTTTTTATGTCCTTAGTTTCCATGTTGTCACTGTCAGCCTTTGCAGCGGAAAAGTGCGAGATAAAACTCGTCACCAAAGATGCAAAATGGTTCCCGACTCAGTATGAGGCTAATCAGTATTGCGCTCCCTACAAGCTGCTTGGCTGCAACGTGAGCAACCCAAGCGTTGGCCGCTGGAATACTGACATTAATTTTAACGAGGTATTTAAAGCGGTTAATGATGATTTTAAAACGGCAAGAGTGGAAGCATACCGCAAGTATTTTAATTCGATCGAAGGCCGAGCATTGTACAAAATGCCTTTGACCTTCTCGCTCTCGTTTGATTGCAAGCCTAGCTACTAATCAAATAGAATAGAAAGAAATCTTTGATCTAAGATCAAGGATTTTTTTTTAACCGTCTAAATTCGGATAATTCCTCATGCAATTCCGCGATCATGTCAATCATGTCGCGGTTCATTTTCCGCTCTTTCCTTAGTTCATAGACCAGTTCTGGTGCGACGTTTCTGATGAATGTCAGATATTTAGCGTCGTCGATGCGATCGAAAATAACTTCGAGATCTGGTCGCCGTGACCAGAATAAAAGTTTACCGTAACCAGGTCGCTTTCTGATCGAGGAAACCCACGGTCTTACGCTAGCCTTGGCCTCAAGCTCGTCGTGTATGGCCAATATTTCTTCGGTGATCATAAGAAACCTCAGCTATGATAGTGGTTATGGACACTAAGGCTTTAATCGACAAAATAATTTACGGCTTATTAGCCGCTGGCTCTAGCATCATGATAAAATATATCAGTGAGATAAACCAACACGTCCAGGACATTTCGATTCAATTGTCAAGACAAAGTTTACAGGTAGAATACCACGACGGGCAAATTAAACGGTTAACTGATTCGGTTCCCGTTTTATTTCGAGTCGAAACAGAACTAGGCATGTACGAGAAGCGGCTTAATAAACTTGAAAAAGGGGAATGACATGACTGGTATTGACGAAACAATGGACTTGATTAATTTCGTTGAGGACATGGCGAAGGTTATCCGTGAAGCGAAAGCTGACGGCAAGCTTGATATGTTCGACGCGATCAAGGTTCTTAAGCTTGCTCCTTCGTTCACTGCGGCGATGCGTGGATCAGACAAGATCAAGGAAGAACTAGCCGACCTAACCGGAGAGGAACGCGACATGCTTTTAGCGAAACTTAAGGAGGCTATGTTTCTCTTGATTGAGGCGGTAACATGAAGTCAATCTGGGAAACTGCGGATAAGTTTTGGGAGTTAGACAGGCTGGGAGTTAATCCCTGGCCTGTTGGTCCTTGCGGGATAACCGTTCACTATACGGCTGACTCCGACCTTGCTCGAGTCAAGCGAGAGATGGACGCGAAAAAGATCGGTTATCACTTCATCATTGACCGCGACGGTTCGCTGCATCAAACTGCCAGCCTTTCTCATTCGGTTAATCATGCCGGAAAGGCCATGTGGAATGGTCAATCGCCGAACCGCACTCATCTTGCCATTGCCTTTATTTCGTGGGGATTTTTGACAGATGAATCTAAAGCCTGGAACGGCACTCAGGTTGCTGGAGTTAAGCGAAGAGGCAAACTATGGGACCCAGCAAGCGAAGCTCAAGAGAACCGTCTTAATAAACTCCTGGGAGAGCTTATTCGCTTCTACGGGATCAGCCCGCTTAATATCTGTGGACATGACGAGTGTGCCATACCTCAAGGACGCAAGGCTGATCCTGGAGGATCACTCCTAAAGACTATGGGCGATATAAGAAAAAGTTTTGCATCATGATAGGCGTTGTATGGCTCTTTGTAAAAGTGGTATACCAAAAAGTAGGTACAGAACTTTTAATTGAGGGCGCCAGTTATGCCTGGGACTATGTCTATCGAAAAACCAGAAAAAAAACGAAACGAAAAAATGTTCGTTCGGATGAATGAAGCTGAGTTATGCCAAGTAAAGATGCAGGCTGAGAAATATATGGGTGGAAACATAAGCAAGTGGATGAGGGATAGGGCTTCCAAGCCTATGCTTGATATATCAATACGTATGCAGGATGAAATCGATGAAAAATAATTTGATCGCTCTCTTAATGTTTCTAGTTTCGCAAGTTGGTCTGGCTGAAAATTCGGTGACGTTCGAGGGAGTCGGGAACCCAGGTTTTTTGACGATTGACGGCAAGGGTGGGAAAGTAGTTGGAGAATTAAATATTAAGGGAGGAAAGTCAAGCGGTACGTTCGAGGTCGATCTTAAAAAGTTCGACACAGGGATCGAGCTCCGCAATAAACATATGCTCGAGAAATATCTTGAGGTCGATAAATTCCCTTCTGCTAAACTGATTCTCGATCCGGTTATCATGCCGAAAGGCGGCTATTTTAACTGGAAAGGCAATCTAAGCATGCACGGTGTAATCAAGCCAGTGAACGGCGTTGCGTTCCTCGAAGGGAAGCAGATTGAAGCTAAATTTAATATTACGACGACCGACTTTAAGATTAAGAAGGCCATTTATTTGGGAGTCGGGCTTGATGAAAAAATTTCTATTGTTGTTCATATCGATATGCCTCCAACCTAGTATCGCTGCAGCCTTTCCCTCCAATATCCGCCTTGGTTATAATTCTTGCGCCTCATGTCATGTCGATGTAACCGGAGGAAGTCTCTTGACTCCCTACGGTCGCATGGCCTCTGGTGAGATCATGTCAACGTGGGAAGCACCAGGGGAAACTGGCTTACTTCATGGTTTGATGAGTACGAACGACGCGCTTGATATAGGCGGAGATTTTCAGCATGTCTCTCTTGCTGACCGAGAATTCGCGATGCAGCGAGAGGTGCAAGTTGGGCTGAATCTTTGGAGGCAGTTTTTTATAACGGTTAATTCCGGCCTTTACGGACCTTACCCGCCTGGACCGGAGATGCGAAAGGCTTACCTGCAAGGAACCGTGTTCGATAATTGGACTTTTAAACTCGGACGGTTTTTCCCTGCTTTCGGGATTATGAGCAATGAGCACCTGTATGCATACAGGTCAAGGAATTTTAATCAAGGCCGAGAGACTTATAATGCTGAATTAATTTATAGGTCGAAATACTTCGAGCTTACGGCGGCCAAGATCTTTGGTCATCCTGAAGATTTTCATCAAGGTATCTTAGTTGGCAAAGAGGCTTTTTCCACGCGTCTTAGCATTACACCAACTAATTCCCTTAACTTCGGTCTTTCTGATTACTTGACCATTGATCCTGAAGGTGTCGTTGAGAATTTCGGAGCGGCGCATCTGCTTTGGGGAATTGACAAGAATTTTTGGATCGAGACGCAAGCCGGACTTAAGGACGTTTACTTTCGGCTGGGTGTCGCGCCTGCAAAGGGTTTCCTCGTTCGGCCAACCGTTGAATATATTTACGGTTCGCCCGACGTTCGTAAAGAGCTCAATATTCAATGGCTGCCTAGACCTCATTTTGATTTTCAGTTGACTTGTTCCAAAACGACCTGGATTTTCTTATCACATTACTATCTGTGACCAATCTGATCGGCTCTTCACCGTTAAGAATTCTTATATGAGCCTCTAATTCGTTATGATCGATTCGGTGGGTGATCCATGGTAAAATAGTGAGCGGGTAGATCAAGGAACCTTTCCATAAACGGTGGCTCTTAATCAAAGAGCTTCCATTTATTTTTATGCTTCTAAAGAAGAAAAATTCTGTAAAAACAATTTCATACGTTTCCATTTCGATATTGTATGGCGTGAAATCATGATGCACGATTAAGCTGTTAATTATCTTCATAAGGCTCCATTAGTAAATGAGAGGTTCAAGTCGAACCTCTCGTTAAAACAGGAGTACACTATTGGAGTATCCTAATCATAACCGTTTCATGCTATAATTCACATTGCAAATAAGGGGACACTAATGCACTTTCTTTTTATTTTACTTTTTATTTTGTCGGCTTGCACCAACGGAAAAAATATCACGACTAATAAGCGTGAACCGCCTCCTGGAATTCCGAACGAACTGCCCAAGGAAACCGCGCCACCTGTCAAGCAGGGCGTGCCTGGGTTCATTCGTTTCGACCAGCAAGAAGAGGCCATGAACCTAGCGGTCAACAGTCTTTCCGAATTCGACCGCTTGCAGACACGGTTCATTATTTGCTCGGATCAATATAATGCCGATGGGATCGAGGCGACGCGCGTTTGTAAGGACGGCGTAACGAAGGCTTTAAATTCTATTTCGCAAGAAATAAGCCTTGACGAACCGAAAGCAATTGGTCCTGCGAATTCGATCATGCAAGTCAACCTGAAAGATTTTGGCCTCACGCCTGCTAAGTGGAGACTGATCGAGCAGGCTGACCCGTTCAAGTTTACCTCTCAAACCGTTCGAGGTCGCACGCTGCAGTTTTTAACTCAGACTCAACGACCTTTTATTAACGGTTCAGTCTTTGCGGAAACCGCACTGGTCAAGGCTTACTACGGCCTCGAAGAAGTGCCGAACAGCCTTTTCGCGTTGCAGATCAAGCTTGGAATTAATATTCAGGACGACTTTGATAACCGCGATTCGGACTTGATCTTGTTCGGAATGAACGAATCGGTGATCGCCGCTAATCGTCAATTCCGTTTGATCACTCGAGCGAAAGGAACCTTCGGTGCTCTATGGTGTACGTCTGATACGAATGATCAGCAAATTGCACCGATCAACGTCAACGGCCAATTGATCAATCAGAAAAACTTGCTCGAAGCGCCGTTTCCACGGGAAACAAGATCTTTGAAAGCGGCTATAGGCGATGCAGGAGAATGTATTTATGTTCGGCCTAATGGAATGCTCGGTTATGCGTTGTTTAATGCTGCAGGTGTTCGTCAAGATTTCGCTCCAACGAATATCGTTCAGGACACTGCCTCGGCTTCCCGTGGTTTATCGAGCACGATCACCAATGCTCGATCATGCTTTCGATGCCACGCGACTGGCTTTATACCGATCAAGGATAGCCTCGGTCAGCATATAGCAACGAACACCAGCTTTAATGCGGCGGATAAACAACTAGGCCGAATATTCTTTAAGTCTGCAGGTGTTGGTAGTGCTTTCTTTAAGAAGGATAATCAAGATTATTCTGATGCTCTCGACAAGCTAAAGGTAAGCGATCCAACCGAAGATGCAGTCAACGGCTTAACCGATAAGATTCGCCTCGAGCAAGACGCTCGGCAGGTCGCGGGACTTCTCGGGATAACCGAGGAAGAATTAAAGGTCGGGCTTCGCTCGAGCACCAATGCCTCGGCGATCCTCGGAGCTCTCCTGCAACCAAGCGGCAAGGTCAACTCACAGGCTTTAATTGACGGTTTGCCGATCTTAATTCAGGAGATGAACCTTTTTAAGGATGACATATGAAAAAATTAACGGTTCTTCTTTTTTTGTTTGCTTGTGGCCGCGCTCCCAGCAATGATCCTACTCCGGTTCCTGTTCCTAAAAAAACAGGCGGTGGAGAGCTGACTTTTAACTCTGATGTGAAACCCTTGCTGACGTCGTATTGTGCTGAATGCCACTCAGATGCGACTTTTATTTCTAATGAGAATTCGTTCTTGAATTCTAAGGCACCGACTCGGATTGCGAATAAGTCGATGCCTCAGCGTCAGAGTAAAAATTTTGCTAAATGGTCTGATGCACAGCGGGCGATTGTTGCTGCATTTGTTGAGGAAAGCCGATAGTAATAGATCGTGAAATCCCATTTACGAGGAAACCGCTGCATCTGATGCGGCGGTTTTCTAATTCATGAACCGCTATCATTTGATTTAAAAGATATTCCGCGTGCTCATCATTCACTAAGCTTGCCGAATGCCAAGCCTCAAGATCTAATCGAAGCTGCTTACTGCGAATCGACGTCCAGTCGCGCAGGACTAATTCAGGCGGCGTATCGGTTTGTACCATTTCCCAGAAAGCCATGGCCTTTAGAAAATAATCCTTGAACCACTCGCCGTTTAATTTAACCTGAATGCAAATACCTCGCTCGCCGTCAAAGCTATAATAGTCAGCTCTTTCGGCGTTCGCGACGAAGATTTGGTGCTGAAGCTGCGGATAATATTTCTCGGGCACTTTCCCTTCGAGAGCTAGTTCATGGTCGACCTTGCCAGGACATTTAATTTCTAAGACCACTCGCTCGGCAGCGTTCCAACCGTCAAGCGATGCTCTCATCCAGGGGAACTGGGGATGAACCGCTAAGGTAGCAGGCATCTCTCGCTCGCTCATGAGCTCGTAGTTCGCTCGTGCCTTGGGTTCTAGTTCATGCCCGCGACGTGTAGCGAAGTTCCCACCGAATCCTGTCGATCGCCCAGTCTTTACTTGCCATAATTTATATGGGGTAGAATAAGGTGAGTCACCATTGATCACTGGAGCGTCACTTGAGCCTAGTCCGTTTTTTCTGAATTCCTTCCAATCTGTCTCTTGCACTTCATTTCCTTTGAATCAATATGACCACGCTTAGCGCGTAACATATTAAAAATAAAATTATCGCTTTGGACATTGTTGCCCTTTCGCAAAACCTTTCTTGTAAGCTAGTTCGATCGTAAGTTGGGCTGTATCATACGTTGAAGTTTGCGAGTAAAATGCACGGAGCAGATCTTGTATCCATTTTCTCTCGGCCTCTTCAATCTGCACAGACCAATGATCGATTAGCTCCATACCAGGACTTCCTCTCTGACAATTGAACCGCTGCCCAATTGCTTATTGGCCGCAGCCAGCCAAGCTTTAAAGCCCTCGACTAGCTCACGATCATTAGTGATAATTTGCGCTTTAACGAAAATATCACCATTTGAACAAAGACGCAGCATTTCATAACCGCTGCAGTTAAAGACTAGGCTCTCCTTCATCGTCGCCCCTTGCCTTTACACGCCGAACATATGCTGCCGTCATACATTCCCTCTCCTGATCCGTTACAGATATTGCATAGTAATTTATATTTTGTGTTCAACTCGGAGCTCCCCACGGTTAAATGAAATTGATTGAACGCTCTCAGGTATCTCTATTCGTTTGCTATCGAGCAATATATCGTCAAGAAACCGACGATTTTTCATCGTTTGAAACGCTGCAGGCTTAGCTAATTTCTCGATCATTTTAAGCTGTTCTTCGCTTACTAGATAATATTTCATAGACCTATTGCCTTTAGTTTAAGATCAAGAGAAGCTTCATTTAACGGTTTTTTTAGCACCGTGGGATCGTTTAACCGATTAAGAGACATCAGGATAAAGGGCACGTGCTTAAATTGTGAACCCTTTAGCCACTCGCGCAACTCGTCGCCGTCCATATCAGGCATATGCAGATCGCTCACTATGAGCGAAAGACTAGTCGGATCGACTAAGCTTAATGCTATAGTGGCCTCTTTTCCATTCATGCAAGGGATGACCTCAAACCCACGCTTGACAAGCATTCCACGCAAAATAGTGCGGTTAATCATACAGTCTTCAGCGATTAATGCTTTCATGACACTCCAAATATTTTAAAGAAATTATTTACTAATTTCAACTTATAGATTAATCTGGCGAAAGTAAACAACGGAGAATAAAAAATTATGAAGTATAAGCCTGAGGTCAAAGACCTAGTCCAATGGTTAGAGACGCACAGCAAAGCAGAACTAGCCGTACTGCTCGATTATAAGACTACTAATACAATTGTTAAATGGATCGAGAATAATGAAATCCCAAGGCGCATGCGTTCTGCAGTCGCTCAAATTATAGCAGGTGAGAAATGAGCTTATTGAATCAAGTTACTACAGGGAAAATTGCGAGATCTATCTGTATATTAGTATATGGTCCTGATGGCCTGGGCAAAACGACGCTAGGAAGTCAAGCACCTGCCTCGATCTTTCTAGGACCGGAACTAGGCACGGCTAATATGGACGTTGCACGGTTTCCCTCGCCTAAGAAGTGGGCAGACGTTCAGGCAGCGGTTAACGTGCTGATCACTGAACCGCACAATTATAAAACACTAGTTATTGACTCGCTCGATTGGCTGGAACCACTGCTATTTAAGCAGATCTGTGAAGACTATAACGTCAAGTCCATCGAACTAGCTGCAGGGGGTTACGGCAAGGGTTACGTCGAAGCGACCACCCGTTGGGGTTTACTTAAAGATCAACTTGAACAATTGAGAAGCGCGAGAGGAATGAATATCGTTCTGATCGCTCACAGTGAGGTCGTAAGCTTCCTTGATCCAGCAACGCAGCTTTCCTACCAACGCTACGAGTTAAAGCTCCAGAAACGAGCCTCGGCACTCTGGAGGGAATACGTTGATGCAGTTCTATTTGCGAACTATGAGACGTTCGCAAGGAAGGAAGGGAACGCCGTTCAAGCCTTTAGTGACGGAGCTCGCGTTATGCATACCGAGCGTCGGCCAGGATGGGACGCAAAGAACCGTTTCGGTTTGCCTCTGAAACTGGACCTCTCGTGGGACGCACTCTTCGATGCGATCCAGAATGCCCAGCCCGAGTCCATGGAAGCGGTTAAGGCCAAGATCGAAGGACTGCTCACGCTGGTTACTGATCCAGAATTAAAAGAAAAAGTCATCGACACCTTTTATAAAGCTGGTGACGATCTGCCTCGCTTGAATGCAATTGCTAATCGCCTCGCACTTCGCGTTGGTTAATTTTAAAGGAGTTTTTCATGTTAGAAGCAGGAAATTACAAAGGCACTATTCTTGATTACGGTGTTAAGAGAACTAAAAAAGGCGACGCTGCCCCCACGATAGCTTTTGATATCAACGGCAACAAAGTCTACTGGCAGGGCAGTTGGAACGGTGGAGGTATGGATATATGCATGAAAGCATTACTAACATGCGGTTTACAGAATCCATCTAAGCTGCTTCATCTTGCCGAGGGCAAGGATAGCGGAGTGTTAGACACCGCGACCATGCTCAATTTAGTTGTTGAGATCCAAGTCGATGAAAACGATCCGACAAAGAAGTGGAACCGTGTGCAATGGATCAATGCAGACGGAGCTGGGAAATTCAAGGACGCGATAACCGTACAAGAATTCGCTTCCGATCTTCAATCCAAGAATCTTGTCGCAGAGCTCATGCGTGTTGCCGAGGAAAACGGGTTCAAGCTTTCTAATTCGGTTGCTCGCAAGATCGAAAATGAGTTACCATTCTGATTAACTTCTCACGATAATTTTCACAGCCCTATCTTCACGGATAGGGCTTTTTACTAGGATGAAATATGCCCTATCTATTGCTATCGCTTTGGATGATCGCCTATCTAATTTTCATGCTAGGAAAATATATGGGTGAGCGTCATATGATTAAACATGTAATCGCGTATTCATGTGAGCAGATGGAAGATAGAAAATCATATGAGATGTGCGTGTTGACCGTTGAGCAGAATTTTAAAAAAGAGAAGAAATGAAACTTCGTCCTTACCAAGAAAAAGCACTAGATGAAATAAGAGCTCATTACGGGAACGGTGTAAAGAAGGTCTTATTAAAATTGGCTACCGGAGGTGGTAAGACACTCTGTTTCTGCACCATATTGAAATCGGTTCACGCCAAGGGCTTGAAGGGTATTATGGTCGTCAGAGGCAAGGCTTTAGTTGACCAAGCCTCAGATCGTCTTAGCCGTGAGAATGTCCCTCATGGCGTACATATGGCGAATCATTGGCGCAGGATGCCCGATGAACCGATTCAAGTTTGTTCGGTCGATACTCTCTTTCGTCGCAAGATCGTTCCTAAAGCGCATCTGGTGGTGGTTGATGAGTGCTTCCCACCTGATGTAGAAATTTTGACAAATAAAGGTTTTAAAAGATTCGATGCATTAGATAAGTCTGAATTAATAGCTCAAGTAAACCAGAATAATATGAAAATGGATTTCGCAAAACCTACACGCTGGATTGCTAATGAAGTTGAAGATATAAATATGTTGAATCTTAGTAGTAATAAGAAAATAGATATATCTATGACTGAAAATCATGAAATCCTATATGAAGACCAAGGAATTACAAAAAAGCAAACAGCTAAAAATTTTATATTTGGAACCAAAAATATTTGGTCATCTGTGATGGCTACAGGAGAAGATACGGAATTAACAAATTATGAAAAACTGATGATCATGTATCAGGCCGACGGTAATAATCATTGTATTGGTAAAATGTATTTTACTTTTTCTAAAGAAAGAAAAATTAAAGATTTTGAGATACTCATGAAAAACGGGAAATTTCAATATAAAGAAATCTCAGGTAAAGAAGCAAATAGAAATAGAAATAAGAAAAGAAGGTTTTCTGTTTGTCATATAGGCAATAAGTCTAAATTCATAGGAGACCATATAAAGCTAGATAATTTGTCTGAAAATAAATGCAAAAAAATTATCGACTATATGGTGAAGTGGGATGGGTCTATAATTTCGGAAAATGTTTTTTATTACTCTTCAGTTATTAAGGAGAATACAGATTTTTATGCTGCTATTGCAGTAATGGCTGGATATCATACTAATCAAGTTGTTCAAATAGACGGAAGAAAAGATTCATTTTAATAATGTTCATAGAATTTTTATTACTAAAAATAAGAAAAAAATAACACTCCAAGGAGTAACTAAAGAATGGAGTAAATATAGTGGCAAAGTTTATTGCGTCACTGTTCCTCAAGGTAATATTGTAGTACGAAGAAATGGAAAGGCAATAGTCATTGGTAATTGTCACATGGCCAACTCTCCAAGCTTTCGTTGGCTGATTGAGCAGTATCCAGACGCTTATATTTTAGCGGTTACAGCAACGCCTTATCCGAAAGGAGGCATGAGGCATCTTGCCGATGAGATCGTCTCGCCGATCACGATGACAGAATTAATCGAGCAAGGTTTCTTGGTTCCTGCAAGATATTTTATTCCCTCGGCAATCGATCTAAGCGGAGTTGCGATCGACCGAAAAACTCAGGACTATGTAGCAGGCCAGTTATCCGATCGAATGAATACGGCTAAACTCTTCGGAGATATGATCGCCTCATATAAAACGATGGGGGAGAATCGGCCAGCTCTTTGCTTCGCTGTCTCGATCGAGCATTCACGGCGGATCGTTGAAAGCTTTAACGCTGCAGGAATTCCATCGGCTCACATCGAAGCGGATACTCCACTTGAGGAACGACAAAAAATAATAAGGGGTCTCGAAGAGAACCGTATTAAGATTATCTCGAACGTGGGTTGCCTCACGACCGGAGTCGATATCCCTGCAGTTTCGTGCATTATCATGGCGCGTCCTACGAAGTCTTATATGTTGCATATTCAGTGCCTAGGCAGAGCCACAAGGATTCATCCAGGCAAAGAGGATTTCATCGTTCTCGATCACGCTGCGAATATTCAAGAGCACGGCTTCATTGAACATGAGCGTGAGGTGGATCTGGACGGCAAAGAGGTCAAGAAAAAAGATATTCAGTTATCAATGTGCTCAATTTGTTATCGGGCATTCGTGGGCACTATCTGCCCATCGTGCGGTAAAAATAAAAAAGGCAACGTCAATGAAGAACGTAATACGGACACTGACACAAGCGTTCAACTCGTCGAAATTAGATCCGCTGAAGACCTTGAAAAAACCAGAATTCAAACTTTCACGGACAGCTGCATCAAAAAAGCCGAAAGAAACGGCTATAAGCCAGGCTGGATCTATCATCAAATCAAAAAGCGATTCGGTGAAAAGCACGCCAAGGGACAGTGGTCAAAGCTCAAGGCGATCGTACCGAGAAGCACACGACAAGCTGGTGACACAGATAATCCTTTCGATGAGTGAAACCGATCTATGCCGTTGCTGGAAGCAGGAGACGGGTGCAGCGTATCGAGACGGAGAAATGATTCATTACGGTTTAAAGGGATCAGCCGATATATCGGGCATTATGATCGACGGTCGACGATTAGAGGTAGAAGTTAAAACAGGTAAGGCAGTTCAGCAGGATAACCAGAAAGCCTTTGAGGCCATGATATTGAAGCACAACGGAATTTATTTCGTTGCAAGAAGCGTAGAAGATGCTTTAAATAGACTTAAAGCAGCGGCAGCATTTTGCAAGATGTGAACGAGGGTGGTATCTCGATCAGCCGCTGTTTCTATTTTACCACCTAATACCAGGGAGTTGTTTTGTGGAAGAGTTGCGTTCTTTTTTAGAGGGACTAGGATTTAGCATTCCCTCTGACAAATTTGTCTTAGACAGCAAGCCTCATAGATTCCCCCGAGGAAAATCTAAAGACTCCGCTTGGTTTATCGGTCATCTGTATAATTATACAAGAAGAGATGGACAATATTGCGTTGCGACGTTCGGTGATTGGACCACAGGAGAAGAGCACCAATACAAACCTGGAAACTTAACACCAGGCGACAAAAAATCATTTGAAGAGCAAATAAAAAAAGACCGTAAAATAATAGAAGAACAACGCACGTCCTTAAATATTGAAGCTGCAAAGAAAGCTAAAGAGGCATATGAAAAAGCCTTAACCGTAGGAAGGCATTCTTATCTCGATCGGAAAAAGATCGACGCCTTGTACGGTGCACGCCTTTCAGGCGATATTCTTTTAATACCAATGCAAACCATTAAGGGAGAAATCGTAGGAGGCCAAAGAATAACACCAACCGGTGATAAATTCTTTTTTAAAGGCCAAAAAACAGACGGTTGCTTTTTCGTCATCGGCGACTTGAGCGATGACATTTTTATTTGCGAAGGTTATGCGACCGGCTGCTCAATTCATATGGCGACCAAGAAGAATGTGGTTGTCGCTTTTAATGCAGGAAATCTGCATAAAGTAGCAGGCGCGATCAGATTGGCTAGGCCAGATATAAAGATAACTATTGCGGGCGACGACGATAAGTCTAAGACGCCCAACATAGGGCGTGAGAAGGCTGAGAAGGCCGGAACAGCCGCTATGGCCTCGGTTATTTTTCCTGAGTGCGAAGGCACGGACTTTAACGATATGCACTGCGAGGCTGGTCTTGAGGCGGTTATGAAGCGTCTTGCCACCGAAGTCGAAATGAAGACAGGCTTCAAAGCTCTCGGTTATGATGACATTGGTTATCATTTTTTCTGTCTTGACACGATGGACATGAAACGAATTACGACATTTTCTCCAACGACGTTATTTCACCTTGCTCCCGAGCAATATTGGAATGAGCAATACAGAATAGGCGGGGAGACTAAGACTAGTTATCTGCGTGCAGCAAATGATTTAATTCAAGCGTGTAAGGCTAAAGGTCCATTTGATGCAAATCTCATAAGAGGCTTAGGCGTTTGGCTGGATCGAGGCCGAACAGTAGTCAATACTGGTTCGTCGCTTATAGTTAACAGTAAAGATAGAGGACTTTATTGGCCAGACGGTGATTATATTTATGTTCAGTCATCAAAAAAAATGGCGAAAATAAATGAGATAGCCACAATTGATGAATGCAAGATATTACTCGACGCTTGCAGCGTATTAAATTGGGCAAACGACAACTCGGCGCATTATGTTGCTGGGTGGATTGCAGTTGCCCGCGTGGCGGGTGCTCTTCCTATCAGGCCTCATCTTTGGTTAACAGGTAGTCAGCAGGCTGGAAAGTCAACCGTATTAAATGGAATTATTAAGAAAGGACTAGGAGGCGCTAAGGCTTGTTTGTCCGTACAAGGGGCGTCAACTGAAGCGGGGATCAGGCAGACATTTAAAAATATAAGTCTGCCGCTAGTTTTTGATGAATTTGAAATTAATAGCACCGCGTCTCAAAGCAGGAGCGATCTTATACTTGAATTATGCCGAAGCACCTGGTCGACGACGGATGGAGTCATTTTAAAAGGATCAGCAGGAGGGCAGAGCTTGTCCTTTAATGTTTCTTTTTCTGCACTTGTAACCGGTATCAATGTAGGTTTTCCGTCTGAAGCCGATCAATCTCGGTTTACTGTGGTAGAACTAAAGCCGCACGGGGATTGCAATGAGCAAAAACGCAGAGCTTTAACCGCCATTAAAAAAATAACGGTAGAACTCGGGAATAAAATCTTTGCCCGCACAATTTCAATGCTGCCAATCCTTCTTGAAAGTTATGAAATCCTACACGAAGAGATCGCCGCCCAGAGCAGTCAAAGGGCAGGACAGCAATTAGGGATGATCATGGCTGGCTGGTGGATTCTACAGTCAGATGAAGTGATCACAAGAGAACAGGCTGAAGCAGTAGCGAGCGAGCTCGGTGTTAAGCAAGAGAACAGGAGTCATTTAAATGAAAACCAATCTTGCTTAGATCACCTTCTTGAGATCGTTGTCACTCTAAACGAATCGGGTATAGGCTCAATGACTAGGTCAATTAAGTCGATAGTTTTAGGTGACAACCATTTTCATAAGGACGAAATCCAGAAATATGGTATTATCGTGAAGTCGGACGCTATCCTAGTCGGGACGGCACACTCTTTTTTAAAAGAGAAGTTTAAATCGACGCCTTGGATAAAGTACGGTGCGCTACTAAGTCGATATATAAGAGACGCGCACAACGTCAAAATTGACAACAGAGATAATGACCGTGTAGTTTTTAAGAATGAATCAGATAAGCCAAGTCAGCGACAAAGAACCGTCAGAATCCCACTACAACTAATCAAATAATACTATCTCTTCTCAAGAGTGGCCCAAATATTGGGCCATTTTTTTCGTTTTGGCCACGAGTGGGCCACGATTAACCAACTGACATAATTAAAGAAAACGACGTTTTGGCCCAATGGCCCAGTTTTTTTGAAAATAGAGACTTATATAAATAAATAAATATATATGTCTAAATGACTATATAAAAAAATATTTCTTTATGTATCTCTCTCTATATTTTTGGGCCAATTGGGCCATTAT